GAGCCGAACCGCGAGGTTATAGCGCAGGAGCTCGGAGTACGCCGGCGGGAACAGGAACTGGCTCGTGAGATCGGGGAACAGCGTGAGGACTTGCCAGAGATAGAGAACGACCGGATTCGCCTGCGTCGGCACGGGCCAGAAATAGAGCACCATGTCGGGAAAGACGGCGTTCGAAGAGTCGACGAAGCAAACCTCCGGCAAAATCGACGTCGACGTTTTGTTCGTGACTCCTTGCCACTGCTGATCGTCGAGCATTTCCATCGGCAGCTCGACCGGCGTCGATTGCGATGCCGAGTACAGCACCGAGACGCGCTCAACGCGCGAGGGACGCGCGAGCAGGAAGTCTTCGTTCTGGTTGATGTTTCCGAGTTTGTAGGACTGCTGATTCGGTTTCAGCGCGAGCGTCGTCTGATTCTGATCGAGCGTCTGCACGGTGACCGCGGGGATGAAGACACGCTCGGCCGAAAAAGCGTCGAGCATGTCGTTCAGAACGGTCTGGCAGTCCTTCAGCTCGTCGCCGGCCAGGTTCAGGCCGGAGCGCAGAGCGCCGACCAGGCGCAGCGCGGACTTGATGAAGTCGGTCGCGGAACGTTGCAGTGTAGCTGTGGGAATTACGACTGGCATCGCATTTCCCCTAGCCGTTGGCCTTGAGCCACTCCCGCTCTTGTTCCTTGTTGTGAACGACGGAACGCATCAGCGCGTCGTCCCAGTCCTTCAGCGCTTGCTGGAAGTTTGAGAGCGCCAGGTCCTTCGGCACTTCGACGCCGCCCGAGGTGCGCAAAAAGTCTTTGAATTCCGGCTTCGGGAAACGATCGGCGGTGAGCATCATCTTCGGATACTCGACGTAAGGCGCGACGTTGCCGGCGCGGTTCTTCGAAGGATCCGTAGGGACATAGCTGCCATGCTTGCCCATGGTCGGAATGTACTGATGCGGACCGCGGCGGATCTTCTCCTGAACGGTCGGGTCTTCCATATTGAAGTTGGTCTGTGTCATGCTTTTCTCCTGATGATTGAAATGGCGCGAGTGTTCACGCAGGGCGATAACGGGATCCTATTTGCTTGTGAGGCGGTCCGATTGATGCGGCCCGACGTACTCGGCGACTTCGTCGGCTTTCGCTGTCCCTGTGGAGCGATCGCGCTTCAGATGCACGACGGCGCCTTCCACATCGCGAACGACAATCTCGAGTGCGAGTGCGGGCGGAATATCGTCGTGCAGTTCGCGCCGTGCATCGTTCCGGTCTTCGTGTACGTGCCGAAGAAGGATCCTTCTATCTCCACGCATATCTTCGGCTCGAATCCTCTCCGACCGGACCGGGCAAAGAAGAAGCCAAAAGACGACGACTTCCTGAAGTCGTGCGGAATTAAAGGCTGACTACTCTTCCTTCGCGGCGTTCAGCTCTTCTTCATGATCGGCATCGTTGGCGACGACCGGCTCGAGATGTCCTTCGGGCGCATCGGGCTTTTCGACGTGATCGATCGCCTTGGGATATTCGTCGACCGTCTTCGGATCTTTGTCGGGTGAGTCTGCTTCTGTGGGAACGTGCACGCCGCGAGTTGTCTGCTCGTGTGCGTCAAAGGGAACCGGCTTCACCGGGGTCTTGCCATCGAGATTCTGTTCTGCCATGGGAGTTTCTCCTAGAAAGTTTTGAAAGGGATGGCCGCTGATGCGCTCAGCGGCCGAAGCGTGCAGCAACGCAACTAGCTCAGCGAGGACGGCACGAACTTCTGTAAGCTGGCCGACCAGGTGAAGGTGAACGTGTGTCCAGCTGTGCCTGTACCCGCGGTCATAATGTTGCCCGCCGCGGTCCAGGTCCAGGTCGAGCCTGCAGCCGCAATCACGGTGAAGGAGCAAGCTCCCACCGCGGTCGCGTTACAACCGACCGGAACTGTGAAGCCGGTAATCGCGCCGGCTCCGCTGATAACAAACAGCGGTCCGGTGGGAAGAACAGCTCCAGCAGCAGCCGGCACAGTCGCCGTTTGCCCGCTAAAATCGCCGGAGTACGGGTTTTGGAATCCAGCTACCCAAGTACCCGTAACCGAGGAGCAGAGCCACTCATAGCCCGTCAGGACGTTTATCCAAGGGGTTGTGGGAGTGCCAGCAGGTGAGCAGGTTCCGCCGATCGGAGGATCTTGCTGAAACAATCCGCTCGGAACCGGGTTTCCGCCCTGCGCCACCGTCACCGCATAGTTCGGGCCGTAGAGCACCATATCGCCCGAAGGATGCGGAGCCGCTTGTGTACCTAGATAGCCGCGGTTCACGGTCGCCACACAACTCGAAGTGATCGTGAACACCCCCATCGCCTCCCGGCCGACGTAAATAATGGACGACGGAGTTCCGGGAAGAATTGGTGCGGCGATTCCAGTGCAGGAAGCCAGCGTGATTTGCTGAGAAATGGTCGGCGAAGTTCCGGAGTAGAACGAAGGCCCCGAAACTGCCGCCGCCAAGGTGGTTTGAGTGAGTGCAGCCTGACCGACAGCGAAGCCAGCCAGAGCCGCAAAAAGAACGAGAGATACTGCGATTTTCTTGAAGGTCATGGTTTCTCTTTTTCCTTGTGGTCTGAATTTGCTTCCTGGACTAGCTGGCGATACGGCACGCACCCTGCGGATACATCGTCAGCCATCCGCCGAGCACGTCGAGACGCATCAGCAACCGATCGGTGTTGATATCGGGCTGCCCCCACATGCGGATCGCGAGACCGAGTTCCTTGTCGGCCGCCATCTCCATCATGTGTTGGTTCTCGTACATCTCCAGATCCGCGCAGCCGAAGGTGAAAGCCTCGGGATGGAACGCCAGGCCGCGGAACGACTGCACGGCCGAAGCTCCCTGCACGGTCACGGATGCCGAGTTCGCCGGCGAGACGTCGACGGTCTGGTAAGGACCGGCGAGCGTAATGCCGTCGCCATCGACGCAAGCGATCGGAATGTTCGCCTGGCCGGATCCGTTCGAAGTCACTGAAGCGGTCACGACGAACGGCCGCAGATCGCCGGTCGACTGGCGAGTCAGCGGGTTGATGCGATGCACACCGGCGAAGAAGATCACATCGCCTGCGTTGAGTACGTTTGTCGAGTTCGACCAGGCTTGCGTCGCGATCGAGCTGCCGGTCTGGTTGGCGCCGTTGACCGTCGGAGTTCCGCCCTGGGTGCCAGTGGTGAACGTCGGCGCGTTCTGCGTCATGAACCAGTCGAAGCCGAGGCCCTTTGCGACTAGGCCTTTGAAGTAATCGGACTCGCCGCCGACGCCTTCCTTCAGGTTGCGCAGGAAAGCGAAGTTCGCGGTGCCGGATCCGGTAGCCACCAGGCCCTGCAGGGACGGGAAGATCGCACGCTGCATGCGGGGCGAGATGTGCACCGAGAGACCTTCGACGTCATCGACCGGGAATCCTTCGTCGGCGAGCACCTGCAGCGCGTTCAGATAGGTGTCGGCAGTCGAGGGAACCGTTCCAGGCGTTCCCACTTCCGCCGACACGTTCACGAACTGCTGCAGGCCATCGAAATCGATGTCGTTGGCCAGCTGCACGATCTTCGGCTTCGTGACCCGGTTCGCGAAGTCATCGAGTGAGAGCGCGAGATCGGACGAAGTGAAGGCCGCAGCCTGTTGATACTGCTTGTTGAGGACGAGAGGCACCGAGCGCTCGATGTAATCCTGCAGCTGGATGCCCTGACCCGCCGTCGAGACCGAACGCGCAGGCTTACGCACATTGATCACGTACCCGATCTTGGCGCCGGCGCGGCCGAATTTGTCATCGTAGCGGCGGATGACTTTTTTCGTGAAGGAGATCGAGTTCTCGAGAACCATCAGGTTCTTGAAACTGATCTCCTGATTCGTAAGGATGACGTTTGCCAAAGGGAATTCTCCTTGTCAGCAGCTGACCGGAGAGCTAGACGCCGCGCGCCTGCGCTTTCTTGAATGCTTTGTAATCGCGGGCTTCAGCAGCGGAGCGCGAGGTCAGCGTGCTCGCTGTGGCCGCGCGAACCGGTGTGACGGGTTCTGGTAAACGCGGCCGTGGTTTTGGGGTTTCGCGCCGTCGTTCCTCACCACGCGCGGGGTTGGTCTTCAGCCTGTCATGCAGGCGAACGACTTCCTTCATCGCGGCGTCGGGGAATAGCGCGTTCAGTTTCTTGAGTTCGTCTGGGTGCTTGCAGAGGTAATAAGACACTCGCGCGCCTTCTTCCAGACTCAAAATCGTCATGTACACGGTCTGGGAAACCTGCGCGGAGCCGAACTCCTCCATCACTTCTTCCCAGTCGTCGTATTCCTGCTTGATCTCCTCTTTCGAGGCCTGGTACTGCTCGAGAACTTCTTTCTGGTGTTTCTCGAGATCCTTCTGCGCTTCGGCGATCGCAGCGCGGTTCTGTTCTTCCTGCTCTTTGGCGCGGCGCAGTTTGTAGCGGTAATCGAACTTCGCTTCTTCAAACTCCTCGTCGCTCTTGAAGTCCTCGCGCTTCGGCGTTTTCAGCTCGGGTGCCGGCTTCACGGGTTCCTTCTTCGACTCGAGAGCAGCGAGGCGCTCCTCGAGCTGCTTGTTCTTCTCGCGTAGCTCCTTCGTCGCGGCATCGACGGCCTTCTGTCGGCGCGACATGCGCGGATGACGTGTCTCCTGCTCTTTGCGCTTGCGCTCTTCTTCTTCCTCTTCCTTCGCGGCCGCTTCAGCCTCGGCTTCTTCCTGTTTGGCGTCGAATTCGGTTCGCGCGGCTTCGAACTCTGCGTCGGACTTGAAGTCTTCGCGCTTAGGCTCGACTGGGGCTTCGGGCTCTGGTTTATCGAACTCAAGCCCGTTTTTCTCGAACACTTTCTCGATGTCTTCTTGGGTTGCGCCGTGAGACGCGGACTGCATGATGATCCCGGATGGCATCACTTCCTCCTGAATTGTGGGGTGTGGAATTTCGGGGTGTTGCTAGTTGAAAGTCACTGTCACATCGGTTGCGGCCGCGGTGACGACGCAGATCCCGTTCTGGGTTTGCAGGTTATAGATCAAGCTGACCGGGTTGGTCGCGCCGATGGTTTCAATGGTCGCGAACTTTCCCGAGCCTGGTGTGCCGGTGCATCCGGCCGAACCGATGTCATAGAGCGTGACCACGCCCGCGGTGCCACCATTGATCGACACCGTATTCAAAAAGCCGGCATTGCCGCGCACGATCGTGGTCGTCGCACTCGAGATGTATTTGTACGAAGCATTCGACGCCGGCGGGCCTTGCGCATGCACCGGCTCGAGGGACAGACGGATGAGCCCGCCGAATATGCAGAGCATCAGCGCAATGGTGGATACAGTCGCAGCAAAAGACGGTTTTCTCATGGTGTTAACCCCGGTTGTGGTGTGGGAGTAGGAATCATCTGCGGCGGCGGTGTCGGCGCGCCTGGTGTGACGCGCAACGGTTTCGGCTCGACCTGGCCGGGCAGCTCGGGCGCCGGCGGCGCTTCTCCGGCATCCTGCTCGATGCTTAGGTTTTCGTGCAGGCCCATCATGCGCATCGAAATCGCCTGCAGCTGCTGATCGAGCAGCGCTGCAGCTCCGGCATCGGCCGTCTTCATGCGCTGCAGCGTCAGCTGCGTAAACGCGTTCCAGAGTGCGATCCGCTCCTTCGACTCGAGATCGAGTCGCTTGGTGCGGATGGTATCGGACGCGCGATTCAGTTCCTGGACCAGCTGGTTATGCTGCGCGCTGAGTGCGGCCAGCTGCCCTTGCATCACGACCAGCTTCGCCTGTGGATCTTCGTTGTCTGCGTCCTGCAGGTTCGGCGGAAGCATCTTTTTAAAGCGCGACTCGAGCACGTCGTGATCCTGAAAGTCTGCATTCTTCGCCCAGACATCGCCGATCACCGAGAGCAGCTCGGGCTTCTGGCTGATCACGACCGTCAGCGCCTTGAAGGCTTCCTGGCGCGCGGTTTTGTTCATCGGGCCAGTCGACAGCGTCAGATCGTAGATCCCGGCGCCGATGTCATAGGCTTTTTTAAGGCCCATCTGCTGATTCAGGAGCGCTCTCGCTTCACCAGGTGGCAGGCCGCCGGGTGCGAGCTGCGAATACTGGGAATTGAAAACCACTGCGTGCTTCACCGAGTCGTCGGGGTTAATGATGCGCTGCACGCGCGCCGCGGGGATCAGCTTCGGCCACAGATCGAGCAGAATCACACCTTGCCAGAGAATCGCGCGGTTCAAATTGTCGTGCCAGGTGAGAGTTCCGGTGTCAGATTGCGACTGGCGCGTCATGATCGCGAAGCCTGATTCTTGCGTGGAACCGGCTTCTTCGCCGAGCGATGGGCCATAGATCCCGACGACCGCTTTCATGTCGTAGTCGGCCTGCTTGATCACTTCCGACATCGCCTGGATCGGCGCTTCGCGGCCGGCACGCTGCGGAACCGGCAGCTGTTTCCCGTCTTTGGTGTAGGCCTTGTAAAACAGGTGCGAGAAGTTCTTCCGGTTCATCTGGCGGTAGTCCTCGCCGTATTGCGCGTTCTCTTCCGGCACCCAGAGCGGATCCTTCGAGACCATGTCGACCTGCTCGACCTGGCGCGTCACCATGAAGTCATAGATCCGCTGCGCGTCGCGGTAGTCACGCACCATGCCCGAGCGGTGAATCTTGCCGTTGACGTTGAGGCGCACGCCCGAGACTTCCGGGAAGGGAAGATACTTGCCGAGATAATCATGCTTTTTGATCACCCGGATCGCATCGTGAATCACGCAGTTGACTTTGCGGATAATGGTGTCGCGACGATCGATCACGCGATCTTTCATCGCATGCCGGCGGAATTTTCCGCTTCCCTCGTCACGCTCGGTCTTGAGGTTCTCCTCGAGCACTGTGGTTCCGTCATCGAGCAGGCAGAGCACTTTCTTCTGCAGATCCATCCACCAGTATTCGACGACCCGGGCGCCGTCTTTTGTCACCCAGCCAGGCTCGGCGTTCCCCATCTGCGTCGGGAAGTTCAGCCGGACCAGGTCAGTCTCACCGAACTCGGCGATGTAGTCGTCGTGCGAGTAGTCGGTGACGACGTGTCCCCAAAGTGGATCCGTTCCATCAGGTCGTCGAACCGGCGAGAGGAACACAGAAAAGGGATTCTCGATCGGCTCGATACGGGGTTCGCGATCGAATGACATTTCGTTCAC